TCCAACTGGACAAACTGCTAAAATTTCTGCCATTACTGGTGAAGTATATTTAGGGAATAAATTGGTTGCTGATTTTTCAAGTTTTGGTGAACAAAAAATTGCTGCTCGTTCTGAATCTGAATTGAAAATACAAGCATCACCGACAATTGGAATTTTGCAATTGATCACAACAAAAGGTTGGTTGCAAAAAGGTTTAAGATACACGATAAAGGGAACTGGTAATTTTGATGGAATAGTAGTACCATTTAACTATCAAGCAAATCTGATTTAATGCAAAAAAATTTACTTTTGGGTAGATTAAAAAGTTTTGGAGGTAACTCTAAAATGCTTGTCAGGGATCAGCAAGTGCCTGATATTATTTCTGCAATGCTTTCCGCTCATAAACTTTACGCTAGTGAATACGATAAAATTAGCAAAGATTTTTATAATGGTGATGGTGTACAAACTGCAAAAAAGTTATTCAACTTTCTCAAAAAAAATGTCAAATATAAAATTGAAAGTGATAGGAAACAAAGGATAATGTCTCCAAGTGCAATTTTATCTTTGGCAGAATTTGGAGCAGATTGCAAAACATACGCACTTTTTATAATGGGAGTACTTGACTCACTAAAAAGAAAAGGATTGATTAACAATAAAATTTATTATAGGTTTGCCAGTTATAAATTGCTGGATGAAATTCCACATCATGTTTTTGCAGTTATTCAAGATGAAAATGGAAACGAATATTTTATAGATCCAGTTTTGTCAAAATTTGATGAAAGAAAAACTTACTATCATAAAATAGATAAAGAACCAAATATGCCATTATATTCTGTTTCAGGAATAAATAATAACAACCAAGTTGGATTATTTAAAAAGAAAAAACCAGTTCCAGTAAGTACACAACAAATTACTGCTGCTGCTTCTGCTGCTGCTCCTGCTGCTGCTGCTGCTCCTGCTCCTGCACAAAAAAAGAAAATTGTTTTAAAAATTGCATTGGCTCCAGCAAGGGGATCTTTTTTGCTTTTGGTTGGTCTTAACTTTATGGGATTAGCTACAAAACTGCAAAATGCTTTTAATACCCGTGCAGATGAAACGCAAAACTGGTGGAAAAACTTGGGAGGTAATCCAAATGAACTTTTGAGAAAAACTCAACAGGGTGCCAAAAAGAAAAGATTGTTGGGAGCTGATGTTGAATTTGCAAGTGAAGGTCAAATAGGTGTTGTTGCTGCTGGTACTGCTGCTGCTGCTGCTACATCTGCACCCATACTTATAAAACTTGCTGAATTTTTGTCAAAATTGGGAATAGATGTTAAGGAAATTAGTGAAGTTGGCAAAAGGGTATTGGCAAAACAAGTTAAAAATGTAGTGGAAAAGAATTTGGAAGCTGATGCAATTATGGAACAGGCTTCACAGGAAGAAATTGATCGTATTGTAAATGATAGTGATCAATTTAATCCTGATGGATCTAAAAAAATGAATTATTTACCAATTGTAATTGGTGGTGCATTGATTATATATTTAATAAGCCGTAAAAAATAACCACTTTTCCTTCACCTTTAATTATAGATTATGACACAAGCACAAAAAGTAGCAAAGGAAAAGTTTAAAAAAGCTATTGAATACAGGAAAAAAACTGGTGTTTCTTTAAAAGAAGCATTTGCACATATTTACGGAAAAAAAGTAGGTGCCGTTAAAAAGAAAGCTGCTTCAAAAAAGAAAGCTACTACAAAAAAAGTAACTGCATCACATAAAGACACAAAAAGCCATAATGTCAACATTAGGGTAATGAGTGGTTATAAAAAATTAGGTGCTTTGCCTATTGATTTTAAAGGTAATTTTTTGGGTTATAGGTTTAAAGTATTGAATCAATATCAATTGGATGGTGGTGTAACTGCTCAACTGGTTGAATTAGATGGAAAAGGTGATATAATTGCACAATTAACAGGAAATCCAAAAGAAAATGATAGGGCAACTGCCGTTTTGTATTCAGGTGGTTTGGCTACTGGTAAAGATGTTTATTTAGATGAAAAGGATAAAAAAGATTTACAAAAAAGAATCAAAACTTTTGTTACTGGACTAAATAAAGAAGTAGCTGCTTATAATTCAGGAAAAGATACCAGTAAAAAGAAAAGCAAAGGATTAAAAATTGTTTATAAACCTGAAACAAAAAAACTTGCAGTTATTGATCAAATAAAATCAATATTGAAAAGCAATAAAAAAATATTGAAAGGAGGTTATACTTTGAAAACTGGTGTAATAAGAGAAAAGAAAATAGGGGCAATAAAAGTTGTAAATGGAATGTATAATACAACTGATTTATTGAATGATATTAATTATTGGCAGACTATATTATTAGAATTAAGAAATGAATATAAAAGTTCTGATCCCAAATACAAAAAAAATATAATGCAGGATATTAATATTGCAAAAAAATGGTTAGAAACTAGAAAAAAACAATTAAAATTTGAATTGGATAAAAACAAATAAATACTTGGAATAGTTTTCCGCAAAACAAAAAAAAACAAAAAAAAATGGCTCGTAGAAAAAAAAGGTCTGCTCCCGCCCGTAGACGCCGTTCAGGCAAAAAAATGGGAGCAATTGGTAAAGGGTTCTTCATGGATGCTGCTGGACTAGTTGTTGGTGCTGCTGCTGCTAGGATTTTGACATCTTCAGGTAAAATCCTTCCAAATCTTGATCCAAAGATTAAAAGTGCTGGTGTAATTGCTATTGGTGCTTTTTTCCCTAAACTGCTGAAAGGATCTTTCGGAAAGTCTATTGGTGATGGTATGGTGGCTGCTGGTGGTCTTGGTCTGCTCCAGGCAACTAATGTTTTGGGTGCTATGGATGAAGCAATGCAAATACCAGTTAGCGTAATGGCTGGTGATGATCTTTCAGTAATTAGCGGTTATTCTCAAGATAACTTGAGTGTTATTGCTGGAATGGATGAAGAATACGCTTATTAATTAAATTGTAAAAAAAAAATAACATGGCAACACAACATGGTCAAAGGCTTATTTTTGATAATGCCAAAAATCTAGTAAATAATGCTGGTTTTTCTGCTGGTCAGGCAGTACTTAGCCAGTCTTATATCCGTTCTGAAGTAGCAATGAGTACTACAACAACATCATATCAGATACCTATTTTGGTTAATAGTGTTGGTGCTGGTACTAACTTTGCTACCAACAATCTTTTGAATCTTCAGGATGCTTTTGTAGTTTCTTCAATTGGTATTTTTGTAGCTGCCCCTGCTGCTTCTACTACTACTGCATTTCCTTTGTTTACTTATCCCAATGCAGTAACTTTTTCAACTGCTGGTGCTGCTACTGCTTTGTATAATTTGTACAATGGTAAACTTTCTGTTGTAGTTAATAATAGGCAGATTGTTCCATCTTGGGATATTTACAGACATTTGTATGTACCAATGTTCCAGCAAGGTTCATCAAGTTCTGCAACCAATGGCGGTATTGATCAAAATGATGCAACTGAATTTGGTTACTATCCAGTTGAACCGAATATCGTTCTTGTTGGATCAAAAAACAACGTAATTAGTCTTGAATTGCCTGGTGCAATTTCTACGCTTCAGGCATCGACTGCCCCAAGAATCGTTATGATTATGCGTGGTATACTTGCTCAAAATGTTACTCCAGTTAGATAATTGGAAATAATATGAATTGGAAAGGGTGATGCCACGTTAAAAATAGAAGCCCTATTTTTTATATTAAAATAAAAAAAATGAACAAAGTTCAATCGTACGAATTTATTGAGGTAGTTGTTCCACAATCTTCAACTGGTACACGTTTTTATTTTCCTGATCAACCGCAATTGCGTTTTGTATCATTGCTAAATTTGGTTTGTTATACTCCTGATACCATTACAAATTCCGTTTTAAGTGGTAATGCTTTGTTGACATTAGCCAATTTGAAAACAACTTATTTGGTACTTTATTACAATGATAAAGAATCAGTTAATCGAATACCAGTATTGGAACTTAATAGAGTTGTTTCAAATGCTGCTACTGCTGCATTTAGTTTTGATATTACACCATTTGCAGGACAACAAATTATTTGGAGCAAATCATATATTCAAACGCCAACTGCTTATGCTTCAATTAGTGCTAGTAATTTTAGCGTTTGTTTTGGTGTTTATTATGCCTAAAATCACTTTCACTTCACCTTTAATATAAATGTATGGCAAATCCTAATAAGGCTTTTTTAACTGGAACTGATGCAGTAATGCAATGGTATGACCAAAATGCTAAAACCACATTTTGGTCGGTTAATGATGCAAAAGGAGATATACTTTTTTATTATAGCGGTGTTGATGAAAATGAAGCTAGAGAACATCTTGAAAATAATTTAAGAATGGCAGAACAACAAGGTGTGGAAGCAACATTAACTTTGCGAATACATCCTAAAATGCCAAAATCAGGTTATTTTGAAAAAAAGGATACTGGAATGGTTGTAACTCATTTTAGACCTACTGCATTTAATCCAATTTCATACCATCCAATGAATCAAATGGGTTATACTAATCAACCCAATTTGATGAATGAAATATCTGCTTTGCGTTCTGAAATTGCTGCATTAAAAATGCAACAGGAAATGGATGATGATGAAGATGATGAACCTGAAGAAGAAAATTTCTTAGCTGGATTAATGAAACAACCACAAGTCCAAACAATGATACTTTCACAATTATCCAGCTTATTTGCACCAACAAAAGTTACTCATGTAGCTGGTATAAAAAATGATACAATGACAAATGAAATAGAAATTGAAGAACGTATTTATAATGCAATTGAAAGGCTTAAATTGGTAGATGATCAGTTAGCTGATGATCTTGAATTGCTTTGTGAAATGGCTGAAAATGATTCTATGCAGTTTAACTTTTTGCTTAAAATGTTAAGAAAATAATATGCCTGAAATAAGTGCTGATAAAATTATAGGAAAAACACTTTTTGCTAAAAAAGAATTAACCAGGTTAAATTCATCATTGGTAAAAATTGGAACAATAACTGCCGGGTCACCAGTTGGGCAAGTTTATTCTTATATTCAACGTGGTGGCAATGTTTATTGGCAATTTATTGATTTTACAAATAAACCATATTATATTTTACATACTGCTGACTCATTTAAATTTAGTGGTGATGTTCAACAGGCAGTACAGGAGCAAAAGCAACAAGCTGAAAATTTACAAAAGGAGCAAAAAGGATCAATTCCATTTTATATTGAAAAATATGGAAAATGGATTTTAATTTATGGTCTTGGTGCATATTTGATAGCCACTTATATTAAAACTAGAAAATGAAAAATAAAGCGTTAATTTATGTATTGTTAGCTGGTGGAGCAATTGCGTTGCTATCAATGAAAAAAAAGCCAAAAGGGTATAAAATAATTGTTCCTGAACCACAAAAAATTACTGCTGAACAATTTGCTAAACCATCATTAATTCAGAAAGCGTTACCAGTAGCAAAAGGAATTTTTTCATTATTTAAGAAAAAAACAACTTTGACTGCTCAACAAAAGGCTGCTTCTGCTGCATTAAGTAAAGGATCATTTCTTCGCGGAGTTGGTCAATTTCCTGATATGTGTTAAATTTATAAATTATGAATCCTAAGCATTTAAAAATTGATTTAAGGGATACAATACAGGCAGATAATTTGAAATTGGCTTATAATAAGCAAATGTCAAATAGACGAATGTATGAACAGGAAAATGGATTTAGCAAATCAACAGGTGAAGTTTTTCAAAAATATTATGTTGAAACAAAAGTATTTTATACTACTGCCAATATTGGATCAGAATGTAATGAAATTACTTTTATTAATGGTGGTACTACTGCATTGGTAATAGCAGATGTTCCATTACAACCAAATCAATCTTTGCGTATAACAGGAAATAGGGGTGAAATTGACACTACACAATACCAATTGTCATTTGCTACACCTATTAATACTGGAAATTTACTTATTGTAATAAGAAAACTTTACATATAATGATCACATTGGATCTTTCTATATTGAATCAGAAAGGAACCCCAATGTTCAATTCTGATATTTTTGCAAATAGACCAAATTTTGGTATAGCAGGAAGAATTTTTATTTCAACTGATACACTAGCAATTTATAGGGATACAGGATCTGCATGGGATTTATTAGGCGGTGGTGGTGGTACTATAAGTGGTACTATTGCTGCTGGTCAGGTTGCGTTCGGTACTGCTGCAAATACTATTGGAGGCACAAATAATTTGTATTGGGATAATGCCAGTACATTTTTGGGTATTAACACAAATACTCCAAATAATAATTTAGTTGTAAATACAATTGTTTCTGATGGTGGTATATTGTTAAAACAAAACAATACCAGTATTGGTGAACTTATTCGTGTAGGTACAAATAATTATTCTAAATTATTATTGATCAATGCAGGAGTTAATAATGTTGATATTAATTCAGGTGGATTTAGTTATATAAGGCAAAATAATTTTGCAGTTGGATCAAATACTGATACTGGTGAAAGACTGCAAATTTCAGGTACATCAAGATTTAGTGATAATGTTATAATTGAAAAAAATTTTAATGGTGTATTATCATTAAATGTTAAAAATACATCAACAGGGGCAACATCAGTAACTGAATTTAAGGCTGAAACGGATGGTTCTAGAATATTTACTTTTGGTAAATATTCAACTGGTACAACGGCATTTAAATTAATAAATCCTGGTGATGCTTATTTTTATAATAGTACACAAGGTGGTAATATTAATTTTTTAAATGATAATACTAGTGGTACAATAAAATTTGCTGCTGGTGGTTCTGCTACTGCTCAAGCAACATTATTTACTAATGGAAATTTTGTTATTGGACAAACTACTGATAGTGGATCAAGATTTTATGTAAATGGTAATACAATATTAAAAGGTAGTGGAAATTCATCAGCTAGTAATGCACTAATTGTACAACAACTTAATGGTGATAATATATTGCGTGTGCGGTCTGATGGTAGATTAATTCTTGGTAATTTAAATGCTCAAATTTATTCTGAACAATACGATAATAGATTATATTTTTCTACTGGATTAACTAGTTCTACTGCTGATGCAGGTGCATTTCGTTTTTTCGGTGATGGTTTTACACATACAACTGGAAATCCTATTGCTTTAAACATTAGTCAAAATTTTTCTTCAAATAGTGGTAATGCAAATTATTCAGTTTTAGCAATTACATCAGCTATAACTCAATCGGGTAGTGCAAATGGAATTACAAGAGGTCTTTATGTTAATCCAACTTTAAGTGGTACTACTGATTTTAGGACAATAGAATGGAATAATAATACTACATGGGGACTATATGGTTTAGGAACTGCACCTAGTTATTTTGCTGGTAATGTACAAATAGGATCTACAACTGCTATTGGATCAACTATAAATTTACAAGTTACAGGAATAGCACACATTTTAGACACTAGAACATATACTAGTGGTACAATTCAATCATTTGTAGTACAAAAAAATACTACAATTAATTCAGCAATTTCAGCTAGTTCAGGAATATGCAATTATGTAAGCACAGGAGATAACGGAATATCATCTTCACAAAGTGTACCAGCTTCAACATCATTTGCTAATATATATGCATTTAATAAGTATCAATTTAATTCTGCTGGGTTAACATTAACTCAAACTCAAGGTTCACCAGGCGTAAGATCAATAAGCCAATTATTTACACAAAATGTATTTAAGGGTGCAAATAATGGTACCATAACACATATGTCAGGAATACAAATCGGAGGTTATTATAATGATAATACAGGCACAATTACTCCAGTTATTACAAATGCTTATCAGTTATTAATTAATGATACTGGAGCCTATGGACATACTTTTACATTAACAAATAGATGGGGTATTTACCAGGAGGGTATTAATGATCGTAACTATTTAGCTGGTAATTTAATGTTGAATAGCACTACTGATACTGGACAAATATTACAAGTAACTGGTGCAATTAGGGTTAATGGTCAACTTAGTCCCACTATTGGTGCACCTAGCGGTCAACATTTGCTTATAAATTGTGATGGTACAACATATAAAATTAATTTATTCAATCCTTAAATAAATAAAAATGAAACAAATTCAACCAGTTTCCGTATGGTTTGACGGACAAGCATTGACGGCACAATATTTGGATGCCTATATTACAAAAGATGATTTGAGTACTTTTTCAACTTTTTGGTGGGGTTTATTTACTGAAGGATCTGAACCAGGTAAACCAGGTGTGCAAGTGTCACAAGGTAATTTAACTTTGGATGGTCAAGCATACATTGATTGGAATGCAAATCCTGACATTAATGATGATGCTTATTTGTGGATAGCTACACAACTTTCTTTAACTATTATTTAATAAATAAAAATTGACAAATGAACGAAAAACAAGCATTAGAAATTGTAAAGGCTGCATTAGATCTAGGTGTGCAAAAAGGTAATTTTGCGAATTTGAATGAAACTTATACAATAATTCAAGCATTTGATATAATCGCAAAACACTTTAATAAAAAAGATGAAAGCATTAATGAATCAAACTGAGCCTACATATATTGCAACAATTGGAACAATTTTTTTTGGTCTGATTGGGATTCAGGATATATCAGAAATAAGTAATGTAGTTTTTTTAGCTGCTTCTACAATTTCATGTGCTATATCAATTGCAGTTGGTATTAAACAATTAAAAAAGAAATAATGAAACACATTTTAAAAAACATTAAAACATCATTTGTTGGATCAATTGCTGGATTGGGTTTTATGATAGATGCAATTCAAAAAGGTGATTGGGTTATGGCAGTTTCAGGATTGGCAACAATGGTTCTTGGCTTATTAGCTAAAGATCATGACACCCACTAAAAAATATATTATAATTGCTGCAATTGTATTGCTGCTTTTAATATCAAAAAAAGTGAGTGCATTAAAATTAATAGCTGATTTTGAAGGATTAAGGCTGAAAGCCTACCAGGATACTGGTGGAATTTGGACAATTGGTTATGGATCAACAAAAAATCCATTTACTGGTCAATCCGTAAAACAAGGTGATATAATAACTAAAGAAACTGCATTATCCTGGTTAAAAAAAGATATTGAGCAAAGACAATTAGCTATTAGCAAACTGATTAAGGTACCAGTTAATACTAATCAATTGGCTGCTTTGACTAGTTTGGCTTATAATATTGGATTGGGTGCTTTTCAGCTTAGTACTTTATTGCGGTTGCTTAATCAAAAGGCTGATAAGGTTGCAATTGCTGATCAATTTTTAAGATGGAATAAGGTAAAGGGAGTTGAAATTAAAGGGTTAACTAATCGCAGAATCCTTGAAAGGGAACTATTTTTAACATAAGATGGATCATAGGTGATATGTTTTGACGGGGAATATTTCAATATTCCCCTTTTTTTTGCCAAAAAATTGGTTTTATTTAAAAAAAAGTATATAGATTCGTTTTGACAAATGATTTTTAACTTTTTAAACGAAAAACAATGTTTAAGGAATTTATCAATTTCTATCTTCAGAACGAAAAGATTATCGTTTTTATCCTGCTTTTGATTTTATTGTGCATTTTAGGCAACATTCAAGCCAATAATCCTGAATTTTATTGATTATGGCAACAATCATTGTAAAATATGATCATGATAGATACTGGGAACAATTCCTAAATATTTACTTGATCAGGCATGAAAAAATATTTAATGATGATAGTAAATTCATTTTATATTATGAAAGTGATTATCATTTATTAAAAATGGGATTTGAATTTGGCTTATTTTATCAAAAAAAAATTATGGTCAACAATGGAAAATAATATTCGAGAAATATTTGAAGAAATTATTTTTATTGAAAAAAAGATTGATAATTTAGAAAAAATTACACAATCTAAAAAGTTTAGCAATATTCAGATACACTTTTTTGCTGATGGTCGTTTTTATTCTCTTTACCCGAAAGATAGTCCATTTAACATGGAAACGGAATTGCGAATACTCTTGGAAGCAATGATAGATCAAATGAGAACTGATATACAAAATTTAAAACTCCAATTTTAGTTATGAAAGTTATTAATGTTAATGGCAAAAAAATTTATTTTGAAGTTTTTATTAATCCTGAACCTTTTATTTTATTTTCAGATAATGAAATAGCATCATTGGGTTTATTTAAGGTTTATTTTTTAAATAGATATTCTATAAAATATGCTAGTGAGGATTTTGTTAAGTATATAGACAAAATTCAAGAAATTAGAAATTAATTTCCAAAGTGAAAAACCAATAGTATATTAATGAAATGCGTTAATTGTCGCAAATTCTTCACAATTACAATTTACAGGGGCAAAATGGGTAAACCAAATTGCCCCTATTGTTTAACCTTAAATAAAAATAAAAATGGCAAGACCATTTCTACCAAAAGAATTAAAAAAAAGCAAATCA